AGGTTCTTCTTTCCTCGAAAGCGGATATGTGTACGCACCGTATGTACCTCTCCAGATGACTCCAACAATCTTCGGTACCGAGGACTTCGTGCCGCGCAAAGGCGTCATGACTCGATATGCCAAGAAGATGGTCCGCCCGGATATGTACGGCTTGGTCGTCGTTCAAGATTTGTCATAGTATAATCTAGGACACATTAACACAAAAAATGCCCCCCCTCCGTTTTCGGAGGGGGGTTTGTTTATTTGGAAACTAATTAATGCGGAGGGATCATAAATGGCATTGCCAACACTAACACCAGCCAGCCAAATGAGCAAGGCGATATTGCCCATAACCGGTGCGGCCGCCGATGTCGCTGCAACACTTCCGCTTGGTATATATACATCTAATGCTTTTCTTTCTGGTGCCGCTGATCAAGTTGCTTATACATATAAGAAATTGGGTGGAGATGTCTTAGACATTGAAATGCTGGCCGGAAATGTTTATGCAAACTATGAAGAAGCTGTTTTAGAATATAGTTATTTGGTCAATTTGCATCAATCAAAAAATATTCTCTCCAACGTTCTTGGACAAACAACGGGAACATTTGATCAGGATGGAAATGTTGTAACTGGGCCGACTAATGTTAATTTAAAATTCCCCCGTGTTACTTTCGAATATGAAAGAAGGGTGGCTGATAATTTTTCTTTCAATGCTGATGTCGGAGGAACAATTCCAATTTATTCGGCATCTTTCGAGATTACAGAGCAAGAGCAAGATTATGATTTACAAGCAATTATATCAGGATCGTCCGCTAGCGGCTTGCAGCCCAACGGCGACCCTGCCCCATTCGCAGGTATTGTTGGAAATAAGAGGGTTATAATCAAAAAAGTCTTCTTTAAGACACCTGCTGCAATGTGGAGGTTCTTCGGATATTACGGAGGATTGAATGTTGTCGGAAACCTTTTGTATTATGGACAATATACTGATGATTCCTCTTTCGAGGTAATCCCTGTATGGCAGAATAAGTTACAGGCGAAGGCCTACGAAGACCACTTGTTCACACGCCTATCTCACTATTCATATGAATTAAAGGACAATAAATTAAGAATATTTCCTCAGCCACAACTGGTAGGCATATATAGGTTTATGTGGGTTGAATTTTCAGTTATACCTGATAGCTGGGATGAGGCTTCCGATGTGGATACTGGAATAGGTGGGGTTAATAATATTAATACTATTCCTTTCGATAATCTTCCCTATGAAAATATTAATGCGATAGGAAAACAATGGATCCGAAGATTTGCTTTGGCCCTATCGAAAGAAACTCTTGGTCAAATTCGAGGAAAATTCAATCCCATTCCAATTCCAGGATCGGATATTACCTTAAATGCATCCGATCTCTTAAGTCAAGCCCAAAATGAGCAAGAAAAATTACGAGAAGAATTAAAGACAATTTTGGATGAGTTAACCTATGCAGAATTGGCCAAGAGGGATGCAGAAACAACGGAGGCGGTCAATACGGTACAAACAAAAGTGCCAATGTTGATTTTCCAAGGATAAATACATAAGTGAGCAGCAAAAAAGACCAATTTGATGATGATTTCAGACCTTATTTTCCCGAGGAAAAAAAGGCCACTGTCCCTGCACTAAAAGAAATTACTTTTATGCCATCCACCATCGAAACAATTGATTATGCCCTTCATGAATGGCTGAATGAAAAATTAAATATATTTTGTACAACGAATGAAGGGTGGAAGAAAGTACCTATTATATGGTCAATGCCCGAAAGAGCCTTTCAAATAAAAGAAAATAAAGAGTTGCGCAATCTGGAAAATATTTTCACACTTCCAGCTATGAGTGTAGAAAGAATATCATTAATAAAAGATCCTCAGATGAAAGGTGTGGCATGGTCTCACATTCCACGACGAAATGATGCAAAAGGGGGCGCGATTACTGTCGCTCGACGGATTAATCAGGAAAAGACAGCAAACTTTGCCAATACAGCTGCCGAGAGAAGATTTGGCCAGAAAACTTATCCTTTTAAAAATAGAAAAATTGTTTATGAAACGATGACAATGCCTATGCCGACTTATGTTGTCGCAAATTATAAAGTTATGATAACAACAGAATATCAGCAACAAATGAATGAAATTTTTACACCATTTGTTGTTGAAACAGGACAAATAAATAACTTCTTCATTACTAGAGATGGTCATAAATTTGAAGGCTTTATTCAGGGAGATTTTAGTTTGGATAATAATATTTCTAATTTAGGAGAAGAAGAAAGAAAGTTTCAAACTACGATAGATTTAAAAATATTAGGATATTTGTTGGGTGCTGATAAAAACGATAATCAGCCAAAAATTACAATTAGAGAATCCGCCGCAGAATTTAGATTTACAAGAGAAAGAGTTATTCTTGGCGATAAAAAGGAATATTAAGAATTATGGCCGAAAATAAATGGGAAAAGCCTTCAAATCCTCCTCCTCCACTTTTTCTTGGAGAGAAGGAAAGAGATCTTGTAAAGCAAGTTAATGATGAGCTTATGGAGCGAGTCATTGGCCAAGCCATAACTTATTTCCCGCTTTCCATAGAAAGAACAAATTTTCATCCACTTTATGGAGAAGCGATAGAGAAGTGTTTTCTCGCGCCTGTGAGAGTATATGTTCTGGTTGAATTTGATGGTATAGGAACGGTCACGGAAAATTATGGATTAGATAAAACTCACTCTTTAACTGTGAGGTTTCACGAAAGAAGATTATTTGAAGATCAAGATCTTTATGTAAGGGAAGGAGACTATATACAGTATGGATCTACTTTTTTCGAGATTGTTACCCTCACAGAAGAAAGAGAAATATTTGGACAAGTTCAGGCAAGATTTCAATTGTCTGCCAAATGTATTAGATCGAGAAAGGGATTGATGGATTTTAAAATTGTTTCTTAAAAAGGTCATGATCATGAAGATGGTTAATTATTCTAGACTTTGAAGCTTATAGAGACTATTTATTATAGAAAAGCAATCTAATTTTGGTTCAACTTTTAGGAGAAATATTAGAATGTCAGTAAGAAAGTTTAAGTTTGTTTCACCGGGTGTCTTTGTCAAAGAGATTGATAATTCGCAGTTACCTGCTCTTGATTTGCCAGCAGGCCCTGTGATTTTTGGTCGCCTGCCTCAAGGACCGGGAATGCGTCCAATAAAAATCGATTCATTTTCACAATTTGTACAGGTTTATGGTAATCCAGTCCCCGGTAAGGCGGCTGGAGATGTATGGAGAGATGGAAACTATCAAGGTCCAACTTATGCTTCTTATGCCTCACAGGCTTATTTGGCAGCAAATATAGGATCAGTCACAGTTATGCGATTATTGGGCAACTCTCATGTAGATGCTGGTACCGCTGGACAAGCAGGCTGGCAAACAAGTGCAGATCCCGATACCGCCACCGGATCAAACGGTGGTGCATACGGATTGTTTGTTTGTCAATCAGGCTCCGGACTAAATGATGGTTCTTTGGCCGCAATCTGGTATTTACAATCTGGCTCCGCTGTTATATTGAGCGGCACCCTGCGAGGGACAGCAGCTCTGACTGGTGGAACGGGAGGCTTATTTGAAGCTAACACTGTGGGCCCTGAATATGTGGCCGCAATTTTGGATAATACGGGCACAGAAGTACACAAGACGGCCTTCAACTTTGATAAGTCTGATGCTAAATTTATTAGAAATGTTTTCAACACAAATCCTCAAACAGTTAATTCAGATGTTGTAGACACTTCCGTTTATAAAAACGGTGAAGAATTATATTGGCTTGGTGAAACTTTTGAATCCGATCTTCAAAAGAGGATCTTTGATGGTCTTTCGACCAGCGCCTATGGTGTAATTTTTGCCCTAGACGAAAAGGATGATCAAAGGCAAGATTCCAAAACTTCGCATACGGGATGGTTTTTCTCTCAAGATTTATCAACAAATACGGGTTCTTATGCTTTCGATAATATGCAAAAGTTATTTAGAATCCATTCCAGAGAAGCCGGATCCTGGGCTCAAGAAAAATTGAAAGTTTCAATTCAAGATTTGAGATACTCCAGAGATACATCCGGTGCCAATCCCTTTGGAAGCTTTTCAGTTATAATTCGCAGTGCACCCGATACTGATAATGTAGTAGAAGTTGTCGAAAGATATTCGAATTGCAATCTTAATCCAAATTCAGAAAATTATGTCGCTCGAAAAATTGGAGACAAATATATGGATTGGGATTCCACCCAGCGCCGCCTTAAGGAACTGGGAAATTATTCCAATATTTCAAAATTAATCCGCATTGAAATGAACTCGGATGTTGAAAATGGCACTGTTGATCCAAGATACTTGCCATTTGGTATATTTGGGCCACCAAGATTTAAAACAATCGCCACTGTGGATCAAGCCACCCAGTCTGGAGGCAGCATCCTGCTAAGCGGTTCCGAGGGTGCCTACGCAATGACCTCATCGATGATGAACACAGGATCAGCAGCAGCCTATACGGCTTCGCTACAGTTTCCGATTACGCAAGTCAGAGTCTCTGCATCAGCAGGGGGACTTACGGATCCCCAGGATGCTTATTTCGGCTTAAATACGTCGGCCTATTTGGTCTCAACAGACAGCAACAAGGCGGATCCTGGTTATGGTGATTACTTATATTCTCTTCCTGCTAATATAGCGGAGACGAGCACTAGGATCGAAAGCCAATGGGTTGTAAGTTTAGATGATGTAATTCGAAGTGGTTCGACCACCAATTATTATTGGGAATCTGGATCCAGAGTCGACGGAACTTCCGTCACGGCTGGGGGCACATACAAGAACATCATTGACGACGGATATACAAGGTTTACTTCGCCGCTTTATAATGGCTTCGACGGCTTGGATATCGCGGAGATTGAACCATTTAGAAATACCAAGCTATCAACAGGATCGCCCACTACAAATTATGCTATCAATACAATCAGGAGAGCAATTGACACAGTTGCAGATTCTGAGTTTGTTGAGTGTAACGCAATGACGATGCCAGGATTGATAAATCCGACTTTGACCGAACACATGATTCAAACATGTGAAGACAGGGGAGACGCACTGGCGATTATTGACATTCCAGATGCCTATACTCCGCCTGCCGAGGGAGGCGCTGCATGGGATGACCCTGCTGCAAGGATTGGATCGGTATCTTCTGCCGTAACTAATTTAGAGAACAGAGAAATTAATAGTTCTTATGGGTGCACTTATTATCCATGGGTTCAAATTAGGGATACAATCGCTGGAAATCTATTGTGGATCCCCCCAAGTATTGTAGCCTTGGGAACGATTGCTAGTTCCGAAGCAACATCGGAAATTTGGTTTGCACCAGCCGGGTTTAATCGCGGCGGTCTTACCGAGGGCTCTGCTGGATTGCCAGTTATAAATGTTAGTTATAGATTGACATCTAAAGATAGAGATAATCTTTATGAGGCAAACATTAATCCAATTGCGACTTTCCCAAGTGAAGGAATTGTCATCTTTGGGCAAAAGACCTTGCAGGCATCTCGGTCAGCACTGGATAGGATTAATGTTCGTCGATTGATGATATATGTTAAAAAGCAGATATCAAGAATTGCTGCGGGAATCCTCTTTGACCAGAATGTTCAATCTACTTGGAATAGGTTTATTGGTGAAGCCGACCCATTCTTGGCTAGCGTTAAATATAGGTTGGGCTTGAGTGATTACAAGCTTATCTTGGATAATACAACGACCACACCAGATCTGGTGGATCAAAACATTGTTTATGCGAAGATTTTCTTGAAGCCAGCCAGATCTATTGAATTTATTGCGCTTGATTTTGTAATTACAAATACTGGTGCGGGTTTTGAGGATTAAATTAAAATAATTTAATTAATATACTATTTATTAACGAGTGAGGAGAAATTAAAGCAATGGCATTTTGGACAGACGCAACAAAACACGATCCGAAAAGAAAATTTAGATTTTTGGTAGAGATCACGGGCCTTGATAATAGTTCCATTTGGTATGCTAAATCAATTACCAAGCCACAAATTACAGTTGGGACAGCAGAACACCTTTATTTAAATCATAAGTTTTATTATCCCGGAAATATTGAGTGGAATGAAATTACACTAGATTTGGTAGATCCTGTCGAGCCAGATGCAGCTAGTCAAATGGCCCAACTTCTTGTTCAAAGCGGATACCCATCCCCAGCCACACCAGAGCAGCCAGTAACGCTTTCTAAAAGAAACGCAACCATAGGTGCACTGAAATCGGTTATAATTAGTCAAATTGACGCCGATGGCGGACTCCTTGAAGTCTGGACTCTTAAAAATGCGTTCATAACGGGCGTTAATTATGGAGATCTGGCTTACGGTGATGAAGAGCTGACTCAAATTTCGGTCGCAATGAGATATGATTGGGCCGAATTGAACACATTTACAGATGGAAGGCAGTATTGGTCTGCTTCTTCCTAAAATATACTTACAAAGAGGTGAGATTTGTCAAGAAATGCCAATAGGCGCCAGTCTGGAGACTCTACGAGTCATAATAAACCAGAGGTTGCCGATGCCGCACCTACCAATGGTGCAGCTAATTTAACTTTTGCTACCCCCACGGAGTTTGTTGATCTTCCGTCGAGGGGTCGCTTTTATCCCGAAGAACATCCGCTTTCTGGTGTCGATAGTCTTGAGATTAAATACATGACAGCAAAAGAGGAAGATATTTTAACTTCTCAAA